AATGTACCACCTGTGCTATTAGTAAATAAATATGTTTTAGCTGAGTTGTTTGTTGTAGCGCCTGTAACATAAACATCGGTTGTACCACCACTACTTGAATTAAATCCACTAACCGTAAATGTTCCGCCAGTGTTATTAGTGAACGTTGCTACGCCAGTACCTGTGTTATATGTACCACCAGTAACTCTAATATCAGTACTTCCAGTAAATAAACCAGTAATATTACTTAAACTACCACTACCCAATAATGTTATTGTACCGTTGCTATACGTACCACCAGTAGCAGCATTTGGTGTATATGTAAATGTACCACCACTGTTTGTAATAAGAGTAAGTAAGTTATTGTTTTGAGTGCTACCAGTAATATAATGCCAATTATTAGTTGTAATTATCACACCGTCATTTCTCGTTAATGTCAGAGTACCAATATTCTGATTATATGAACTACCAGTTACATAAACATCAATACCGCTAGTACCACCTGTAATTAATCCTGTTACATTAAAGGTACCGCCAGTATTATTGGTGAATATAATAGTTCCAGTTGGGTTATTATAAGTACCACCTGTAACGTAAACGTCAAAACCACTACCACCACTCGTATTGAATCCACCGACACTAAATGTACCACCAGTATTATTAGTAAACGTAGCAGTACCTGTTTGATTACTATAAGTACCACCTGTAACATAAACGTCAAAGCCACTACCACCACTTGTGTTGAACCCACTAACGCTAAATGTACCGCCACTATTATTAGTAAATATAGCAGTACCGTTTGTATATGTACCGCCAGTTACATAAACATCAAAACTACTACCACTTATAATTGTCTCAATTATAAATGTTTCGTTAATATCTGAAGAATTTCCTAAGCAGTTCATATTGTGTTTCCTATTAATTGAAATTTACCAGTAGTTGAATTTCCTTTATATATTCTTATTGTTACTATATCGCTTGAATTTATTGTCAATGGAGTAGTCAAGACCAATCCATCAAATTTTCCAACACCATTAACTGAAATTACTATTCTACTAATATTTTCAATATTTATTAGTTGGGTAAACATTAATGAATATTGAGCGGTGAAATTAAAACTTAATTCAGAATTAGGTTTAAATACCATAGTATAAGTAAGACTATTTCCTTTAATAATTGGTTCGAATATTGCCTTATCAAATATTTTTTCTTCATCAAGCTCAATAAATGCATAAATTCTATTAAGCGTCGGAATTACCTCAAAATCATCGGCATCCATTATATATCCCAATAATTTCATCTCAAATAATTGAACATAAAATTTTCTACTCTCAAAATCATCAACATTACTTTCATCACCAATAGTTTCTAAATGCACTGGCATTGGGTGACCTTTAACACTTATATATGCTTGTCTAGATTGAAATTTCTTATGTACTTTCGTATTAAGTTTATTTAAATCTTTCATCCTATTAGTGAAGAGTCTAACTTCGTAAGTAATATCAACAGATGTTGGTTGTGGTATTTTATACAAATCCATACCTTTTCTTATACCATCCCACGTAGGAACTTTAAGGTATGTATATGTTCTATCACCTGGGATGTTCCACAGTCCAGCTTGATTAGTACCTACTTGAATATCTGGTTTTCTTACTACTGTAATAAATGGTAACTGAATATCTTTATACTTATCCGTGAATTTCCAAGTTTTAGTAAACTCAGACCATCGTTGAAGTGTTAAAAATACTACAGGTACCTTTTCACCATCAATTGTAATACCTAACCCCGATTTAACGAAATCAATAAACACTTCATCCATGTCTTCTTCAGATACAGGTCTTGGTAAAAAAGTTCCGTTCTTGCTGATATCAGCAAGAAGTTCTTCCCTTTTTAAAGTTCCTATTTTACTTGGGTTGATATTTATATCACTTCTAAATCCTTTCGGTACTGCCATTTCTTTTTTTGTTATATTATACACCTCTAAATTCTGACGCATCAACTGGGGCACACAAAATAGTTCTAAATGCTCCTTTATAACCCATGATAGTGTGCTTATTATCAAAATTCTTCTTACCATCATTAGATACACTATAATATCTAATATCTGTTTCATTAACAGCGTAGCCGATATAATCACCAAAGTCTATATCAGTTTCAAGTTCTTCTAATTGTGCTGAATAAATACTAAAAGTAAATGGTCCATCTTGTAAATATCTAGCCGAACCATTTGTAGGCGTGTACGACTTATTTTCTGGCTCCCCTAATATTGGTATTATTTTAATTTCGATTGGTGGGAAAAATCTAATTCCATCTTTAGTTCCTTCATTATACACGCTATCAGATTCAGTCATATCCCTATCAACTTTATAAAGAATCGCTGTAAAATTACCATCACCTTCAAGCGCCTCTCGGCCCATGCTAATCTCCAATTCGAAATCTTCCGATGAGAAAAATTTATTTATCCTTGTTACTGGGGTAATTTTAGTGTTTTTCATTTCTTTATTCATAAATATTTAGATTATGATAAATATACCTAAAAACTTGATTTTTTTTAAATTTTCGTTATATTTGTAAATAACCATTGTGTCTAAAAACCAACCATTTGATAAATATTAACGAAATACAGGGATACTCAGCATTAAGCTTGCTCGAAGCATATAAGGGTATCAATCCATATCTTAAAAAGATGCGAAATGACCATTTATTAAATAAAAGTGTCAAATTAACCGATACACAAGTTAAATACATTATAGATAATCATCAGAAAGAACCTATATTGATAAATAGGGTTGTCGGTATCACAAGTTTTTTTGGTGAAGAATTACAAAGGCAAGAAGGTCTTAAATTTCTTCCTGAAAGAATATTAATTGAGTATATATTAGCTGATAGTGAAAAAACATTTCACATTTACGGAAAACTTAAGAAGAATCAAGTAGATTCTAAAATGTATTGGCTACCAAAAACGCAAGTTCTAGACGACCCGTACTTCGAAACTATTAATGTTGATGTAGATTTTGAAAAATATAATAAAGTTTTAGCTAAACAAGGTAAAACACTTTATGAACACCAAAAAAGTGGTGTTAAATTCTTAATTCCAAGAAATGGAGCTATTTTGGCCGATGATATGGGCCTTGGGAAATCTATGCAATCAATCATCGCTGCGTTAGAGAGCGGAGCTAAAAACATTTTAGTCGTTTGCCCATCTTCAGTTAAGATAAATTGGAAACGAGAGATTAAAATGTTTAGCAATGATGTAACAATCATTGATGGGAAAATATGGGACCAAGCTAAATTTACGATTATTAATTATGACATCTTAAAAAATTTTCACACGCTTGAAGACACTAAAAAGAAGAAAAAATCTAGTGATACACCAGTTATATTGAATAGACAACTAGCTAATGCGAAATTTGATTTACTCATTGTTGATGAAGCACATAATTTAAAGAATAATAAGAGTATTCGGGGTGAAATAATGGCGGATTTAAGTGTTAATTTCGATATTGAAAAGGTTTGGCTACTTACAGGTACACCAATAGCTAATAGACCCATGGATTTCTTTAATCTATTAAAGATAATTAAAGCCCCAATAGCTAAGAATTGGGTGTATTTTACTACTAGGTACTGTGAAGGTAGAAAGTTCTTCAGAACGCTTAAAAATGGTCTTAAAAAGCAGATTTGGCTCACTGATGGTGCTTCTAATTTAGATGAATTAGCATCAAAAACTAAAAATTTGATGTTAAGGAGATTGAAAACAGATGTTTTGGATATGCCAGATAAGGTAGTTACACCATTTTATCATCAATTGGATAAAAAGGGGTGGGCTAGGTATGACCAATTATGGGATGACTACCTTGAGAAGAGAAAAGAAGAGAAGAAAAGGGGTCCAATTCAAAGAGATTTGGTCGAATTAATACTTTTACGTAAATTCATTGCGTTAGAGGCTATATCGGAAACAATTGAAATGGTCGAAAATGCAATCGAGAGTGGTCGAAAATGTATTATTTTTACTAGTTTTACTGAAGAACTTAATGAATTAGCTAATCATTTCGGAAAACTCTGTGTAATACATAACGGTCCAATGACAACAAAGGCCAAACAAATCTCCGTTGATTCATTTCAAAATAACCCTAATATTAAGGTATTTATTGGAAATGTTAGGTCGGCTGGTGTCGGTATTACACTCACTGAAGGAACCTATGTTGTGTTTAACTCATTCGATTGGGTGTCAGGAATCAATGAACAAGCTGAAGATAGAGCGTTTAGAATCGGCCAAACAAAAGATGTTAATATAGTATATCAATTATTCGAGGATACCATTTCAACCCGTATGTGGGAAACAGTTAGAAATAAAAAAGATATTATCGCAACCATAATGGGTGATAATAAGTTATCAGACGAAGAAATGATAGCATTAATGACAGAACAATTAATGAATGAAACAAATGACTAGACTATTTAAATGAATCTTCCGATTTTAAAATAGCATCAAATCCAATTATTTCTAAGTTTTTAACGACTTTATCCTTACCAACATCACCAGTGGCCCGTAGTCTAAACACTATGTTATCCAAAACGGGTACTATTGAATTATTTAATATCGTTACATCACCTTCAAGCCAGTCATTATTTATTTCTAAATTAGTAACGAAATGTGTTGCATTATATTGATGGATTATATTACTACTATCGGGGTGTCCAAATTGACCATAAAGCTTTTTGGTATTTAACCTATCGAGTTCAGTTTGTTCAAAACCATTTTCATCAAAAACAATTTTTAATAACTCATCTTTTTGGTATAATCTACCGTTGGTAGTTCTAACGCCAAACCTGATTAGTTGCTTCCTATACGTTTGCTTAATGGGTTTTTTAGATTTAACTTCGTCAAAGACAAACGCACTGATTTTATTTGACATAGTAGTCTGTTCGGCTTCGCAAACATTTTGAAAATCCTTCTTCAACGTAGGGGAAATTCTGATTTTAATTTCTTCTTCTTTCATAAAACATATTTTTAATATTGTGGGAACAATATTCCCACAATATTAAATATACACAAGTATTGAAAAAGATAAAGTATTATTGACAAACAATATTAAATAACTATATTTATAATAAAACATGGAAAAAACAAGGATTTATAGTACACCTCAGTGTCCTTATTGTGCTGAACTTAAGACACTATTAATCAACGAAGGTATTACCTTTGTAGATGTAAATGTTAATTTACCAGAAAACGAAGCCGAATTCAAAAAATTGTTTGAAATTACCAAATGCGATGACGTGCCCATGCTCAAAGTTGGTAAACAGCTACTTATACCAAACACATCATTCAAATCAATAAAAGAGGCTTTCGAAACAACAAAGAAGATTTTAGGTTAATTCAAAACTTTCTAATATTTATATAGAAAGAAAACCAATGTCAGTAAGTACAGACGAAAAAGATAAAATATTCAGACAATTCAGACACTCAATGGGTGCTCCGATTAGAGCTATTGAACTTCCTGATGAAGTATTATGTACATTATTAGAAATTTCAGTAGAAGATTACGCTCAGTATGTTCAAGAATGGTTGATAGAACACCAATGGCAATCGTTACTTGGCCAAAATATCGATACCACTGATATGGCATTTGCTATGAGTGTTAGGTCACTAGATTTAGTCAGTCAATATACATACGCATACTCAAAACAAGTGGGCCTTGCAACCAACGGTCCATGGGAACTTAAAAAAGATTTTATAACAGTAGAAGCTGGTCGACAAGTTTATGAAATTCCAGCTAATCGAGAGGTTAATGAGGTTTTATGGATTACACCAACTGCCGTTAGCCAAGCTTTGCTTGCTAATTATGGCGGTATTGACTATGGGTTTGGTGGTGGCTTTGCTCAAATGGGTGGTGGTCAAGGTACTGCTGGTACTGGTACTGGCGGTGGTCGTAGTGGTTATTATATTGCGCCAGCTTTCGATATTCTTTTAACAGCTGGTGATATGAACCTTAAAAATAGAATAGTAAGAAGTGAATTGGTTTATAAAATAACTGCTGGTCCTAATGGAACGAGGTTATTACATCTACTATCTGTCCCAGGTTCAAAACTATCATTCGGCCAAGGAATCGGCGGCGCTAGCAATTCAATTAGTTTAGCTGGTTGTCAAGTATGGTACCATTATTATGATGCTGGCCCTGATAATGTTGATAAGTGTAGGTTGGATAATCCAGATATTATTAAATTACCAAATGAAGTCCCTTTATCAAAATTAGACTTTTCAAAATTTAACGAACCAACCAAGACACTTATAAGGCAATTATTTATTGCTGAAGCAAAAAGAGCTTTAGGTAGAACTAGGGGTAAATTTGGTGGTGTTATTGGTCCACCAGAAGCTGAGAGAACAATGGATTACGAAACATTAATTAGTGAAGGTAATGAAGAAAGAAGAATG